TGCCGGAGATCATCAACATGGATAAACACCTTGAAAAAGTGCCAGTTTAAGTAGGATTACGCTTTTTTCCTCCTTTTTTTACCCCTTATCCATGCTAAAATGAAATCATGGGGAAGTTGATCGGGGATCTCCCGGCGTACCCAAGAGAGAGCGATACGTAACTACGCTATAGAGCGTACATCGTATTCGCTCTTTTTGATTAGGAGAACCAATGAAAAAAGACATATACAGACGTAGGGCCATGCAAATAGCATTAGCGAAGCTGCAGAAACGGATTGACCGAGGCGAGGTTGAGCATCCGGAGGAACGAATAGAGCAGATCAGGCGGGCGTTTGGTGATGAAAACGTTCGTAGTGAAGAACAAAAGTGAGAAGTTATCACAGGCTGAATAAACTTTATAACGAACAGGTGGTGAATGAATATGCCGAGGCAGAAGAAAAAGGCGGTTGAAGAGCAAGAGCCATCGGGCGAAATCTTACAGCATAAAAAACGCGCGTTTCTTTCTGCTTACGTAAAATGCGGAAATATAACCAAAGCGGCTTCATCTGCAAAGATTGCTCGTCAAACGCACTACGATTGGATGCGTGACGATCCAGAGTACCCAAAACTATTTGCAGATGCTGAGATAGAAGCCGGGGACGAACTCGAATATGAAGCACGGAAACGAGCTTTGGCCGGCTCAGATACTCTCATGATTTTCTTGCTCAAGGGCATCAAGCCAGAGAAATACAAGGATCGCGTAGAATCGAACAACACGAACCACAACACCACGCAAGACATCACCCAACTTTCCCCGGAAGAACGGAGGGCGAGGATAGATGAGCTTAACCGCCGCCGAGGAAATGGAACTCATAGCGCTGCTGGAGGTTGAGGAGAAGCACCAAGCGCGTAACGATTACTACGAATATGTGAAATACACTCATGGCCGTATGTACAAATACACGCGTCATGGTGAATATATAGCCAATACGCTCGGCGAGGCTGTGATCAAGCGTAAGCGAATGCTTGCCGGGGAGATACCGGTACAGACGCAATACATCATGGTCAACGTCCCCCCACAGCATGGCAAGTCGATGCACATCACAGAGACATTCCCGTCGTTCTTCCTGGGCAACTTCCCAACTGAAGGATGTATCGAGGTCAGCTATAACGACACCTTTGCGAGTAAGTTCGGGTCCAAGAACAAGGACAAGATTGCACAACATGGCATGGATTTGTTCGAAATCGGGATATCGAAGGATACGAACGCCAAGGGTGAATGGGAGATAACCGACGCCGAAGGAAAGAAGACGCGCGGCGGCATGATCTCACGCGGCATAATGTCCGGTATCACAGGCTCATCACTCGGGGATTGCATTATCATTGACGACCCGATAAAGAACCGTGAGGAAGCGAATTCCGAGGTCATACGCGAAAAGCATTGGGAGGAATGGACGGACTCCATATCCACTCGTATCCACCCCGGTGCAATTGTGGTAATCATTATGACGCGATGGCATGAGGACGATCTATGCGGCCGGCTGCTCAACCCTGAGAAGGCTAAGGTTCTGCCATGGAAAAAGATTAACCTTCCCCTAGAATGCGATGAGAAGCACATCAGAGAGGAAGGGAATCCACTTAATCGCGAGATTGGCGAACCATTATGGCCTGAACGGTATGGTACGGCGTTCATCGAAGAGCGTAAGGCGCTGCCCTCATCCTTCAACGCCTTGTTCCAAGGGCGCCCGACGAGCCAAGAAGGGAATATGCTTAAGCGTGATTGGTGGCAGTATTACGACGAGCTCCCTGAAATGGCATCACTCATATTAAGCGTGGACGCTGCGTTTAAAGATGAGAAAGACAGCGATTATGTCGTTGTTCAAGTTTGGGGCAAAAGTGGTCCTAACGCGTATCTGATCGATCAATCACGCGCTAAGATGAACTTCCCAGCTACACTCCAGACAATACGCAATATGACGAAGAAGTATCCGAAAGCAGCATTGAAACTGATCGAAGACAAAGCGAATGGATCGGCTATCATCCAGACGCTTGAACGCGAAGTTCCCGGTATACTGGGAGTGAATCCCGAAGGCGGCAAAGTGGCAAGGGTGAATGCGGTCTCGGCCTTTATCGAAGCCGGAAACATTTACTTGCCGCGGAGTGAATGGATACACGACTTTGTCGAGGAATGCGCGAGCTTCCCGAATGGAACTAATGACGACCAGGTTGACGCGATGAGCCAAGCGCTACATCGCTTTTATTATTACAGTGGAAAACTTCCAGATGCACCGGACTACGATAACAGCATGGAAGCCCGGGTACGCCGTAACATCGCCAATGTGGGCAAAAAGAAGAATGGAAGGATGGCTGCATTGTGAACGACATCCTATTGGCACTAACGGCCATAGCGATTCTTATCGCGTGGCTATTTACCATGCGAACGAAAGACGAGGATTTCGCGGACGAACGGAAGCTTTGGCATGAGGAGCGCCAACAACTCCTTGACCGTATCCAAGCCGGATCATTCGCGGAATACAAGCATGCCGAAGTGAAAGTAATCAAAGCGCAAAACGGCGAGAAAGAACCGCCGAAACTTGAACCCATGTAGGAGGATGTCCCATGAAACTATACAAATACATTTGTGGCATTGACGAGAAATATGGAGCTGCGACCGACGAGAAAGACGCTTACGAGCGCCGGCTTGAGGTTGACCCCACGTTTCACTTCCTGCCGGTTCGAATCGAGGAAGTTACGATCGATGGCTATGAGGTAGTCGTGCGCCGGCCGAAAACCAAAGCAGAACCCGAGTAACCTGCATAGACGGGAAGGAGGTGAGCCATGAAACGCAATACTGACGCCAATGCAAACGCCGTGGTCGAGAAAGATTCGAAGCATCTCACGCCGGATAAGGTCGACGAATTGTTTCGATCCGCTGAAAACTGGACCGATATCCGACAGATTATGGTTAACGTGAACTATTATGTTGGAAACCAGTGGATCGGGTGGAATCGGTCCGAACGGCGAATCCAAGTGTTGCCGGTCGAGTCCGGTCAAGAGCGTATCACGTTGAACAAGGTCCGGCCGAGGGTGACGACACTGCTCGCCAAGCACACGAAGAACAAAATAAAGTTCGACGTTGTACCGGGTTCCAAGGAGCAACAGGACATCGATACAGCAAAAGCCGCGGATAAGTACCTCAATGTCACGTGGCAGGAACTGGACTTCTCGGGTAAGACGCGGGATATCTTTCTGAACATGCTGATTAAAAAGCGATGCTGGGTGAAGACGTGGTTTGATGCTGAAGTCGGCGAGGAAATCACGCCTGTCGAGGGAGAACGCGGATACGAAGCATGGTCGCAGGGTGACAAAAAGCCGGTGTACAAAGGCGTCATACGCGCTCGAGTGTGCGACCCTCTGACCGTATTTGCGGACCCGGCAGCGACGACCGAAGACGAGATACGCTGGATTATTGAACGCAAGGCTCGAGACGTGGACGAGATATTCGAGGAGTATGGCGTCAAGGTATCGGCTGATGCGAATATCGACTATCTCAACGCCTACGATGTTACAAGGATCAATGGCGACGGGATCGGCATGACGGAGGTGGCCCGCAAAAAGAACATGGCTCTTGTCTACGAGTTGTGGTATCGGCCATGCAAGAAGTACCCAAAGGGCGTCAAGATCACCGTCTGTAACGGCCAAGAATTGGATTACAACGAAGCATCGGGCGAATTGCCTTATAACATTTTCGGGTACATTCCGATACCGGGTACGCTGTTGTACGACGCCATAGTGACGGATATGATACCGGTCCAACGGAACATCAATATCAAACGATCGATGATTGCGACCCATGCGAAACGTTTGGGTAATGGTACATGGTTGAATCCTGTTGGGTCCGGTGTGGATGAAGAAGTTTTGACCAATGAAATCGGCGGAATCATCGATTACACACCAATCAACGGAGCAAAGCCGGAACGAGTGGAAGCGGCTAATATACCAAACTTCTACGACCGCGACCTAGCGAATGATGCGGTAGATTTGGACGACATGTCCGGTGCTCGAGAGGTTAGCCAAGGACGTATGCCGGCCGGTCTGGATACACTCGGCGGGCTCGAAATCATGGTCGAGCAGGAGAACGAAAAGCTCACTGTAGCAGCTCAAGAATACGAACGCGGCATGAAAAAGGTTATGCAACGTATTTTGCGTTTGATCAAGAAGCACTACACCGAGGAACGTCAAGGACGGCTCTTGGGCGAGGACAACGAAATCGAAATTGTCAGCTTCAACGGATCGGACTTGACCGGGTTCGAAGACATCAATGTCGTGCAGGGGTCCAGCCTTCCAGAAATGAAAGCGGCCCAGCAAGAACGCATCATGCTCATGTGGAATTCGGGTGCGATCGTCAAGAAAGACGGGACACCGGACAGCGTGAAGCTCCTTCGGTTGATGGGAATGGGCGACTCCACGGAGTTATTCGAGCAACACGCCCTGGACGAAAACAATGCCAAAATGGAAGACAAACAGTTTGAGGACATGGCGCAGGATCCGAAAATGATCGGCGCGATCGATCAGTATATGATGGACTATCAGCAGTACATGCAAGTCGCACAGAAAACGCCTCCAGAAATGGCGGATCAGTTGCCCCAACCCCCATTACCGCCCGGCGTTCCCGATATATGGGATTCCGACGACGACGAGGTTCACATATTCATTCATAACACGTTCCGTAAGACATCGCGTTACCGCACACTACCGCCGCAAATAAGGCTTATGGTGGACCTACATTATCAGAAGCATGTCGACCGCATAGAAGCGCCAATGCGGGAGCAACAGGCGGCTATGGCGGTAGAACAAGAGGCACAAGCGCAAGAAGCCGACAAGGGGCGTAAACACCAAACAGAAATGAAGCGCATGGATCAAGAAGCGAACTTGCAGCGAGATGTGCTGAAAGCCGACACCGCAATGGCAACGGCAGCAATGAGAAATACCGGGCTGTAGGTGAGAGTCTTGCAGCCTAAACACTATTATTCGACGCGGCGTTGATCGTGTGGAGTTGCGCCGCCCACACAAGGAGGATTTCATATGTTTGTGTTTGATTGGTTGAACCCCCTGCTGGATGCAGATGGGGATATTGGTGCTGCGTCTGAAGTGCCTACGCCGCCTAGCGTTGAGGGGGAAGGTGAACAGCCTTCCGTGGATGGGAACGCCCCTACACCGGGAAAAGAGAGCGCTGAGGACGTGTCAAAGCAAGAGTCTTTCGCCAAACGATTGAAAGAATCGACGGAAAAGGCTCTTGCCGAGGAACGGGCAAAGTGGGAGAAAGAGCAATCCGAGAAGTTTAAGGACTTCGACTCCTACAAAAAGGCAACGGAGTATCTGCAAAAGTCTTCGGGTATCTCCGATTTGCTCACGCTGAAAGAACAAATAGAGCTTTCCGAACTGCAAGAACGGGCAGAACAAGCCAATGTACCACCAGAAGTACTGAAACGCATCGACCAACTCGAGGCTAAGGCAGCAAAAGCGGACGAAATGGAAGCCGCGGCAAAGCAACAGCAGGAGTGGCAATCATTTGAAACGACGTTGAAGGATTTCTGCACCGACAAGAACATTGACGGCAAGCCTGTCGACCACATGGAGTTGTGGAAATTCATGCATGAAAACGGAGTTTCAAAGCCGGATGTTGCTTTCAAAGCAATGAAGGCTGAAATGCTCGAAGCCAAACTCGAAACCGCCAAAACGGACGCGGTGAATGAATATCTCAAGTCCAAACAAGCACCCAAAGCCGAAGGATCGACCGGCGCTGCAGCTCAAACGGATTTGCCCCCCGCAAGTTCTTGGAAGGAAGCCGAAGCAAGGGCGGCTGCACGACTACAAGCAGCTCGACAGGCCCAATAAGGAGGAAATAATCCATGTCTACTACATTGTCCACTATCGGGGATGCCCTGAAAATCGACTATCTCCCGAAAATTCAAGAGCAAGTAAACAACGGTTCGAACTATTTCATCATGAAATTGAAGCAGAAGGCCGAAAAAATCAACGGTGACGGTAAAAACTTCTACATCGCCCATCACTTCGGTCGCAACAGCGGCGTGGGCGCCGGCACAGAAACGGGCGACTTGCCTACGGCCGGCCAACAAGGATACAAAGGGTCGACGGGTAACGTCGCGTACATCCATGGCCGTCTGCAAGTGACGAACGCCACGATCCAAGCATCCAAACGGGACGAAACGTCCTATCTCCGGGCGATGACATCCGAGGTTAAGGGGCTTACAACGGACCTTCAAAACTACATGCGCCGGACTTCTCTTGGTGATGGCAGCGGAAAACTGGCCGTCTTCGCGACGAATGCTTCGGGTACGACGCTTACGGTGGACGATGTGCGGATGTTCTTCATCGGCCAAATCATTGACATCTACACGCTGCCTTCCACGGCTGTGGCAACGGCCAGAACGATCAACGACATCGACTATAACAACAAAACGATCACGATTTCCGGCGCTGCTGTCGCAACGACATCGGGCGATATCGCTGTGAACACCGGAACGTTGAACCTTGATCCGATGGGTCTGTCGGGGATCATATCCGCGACTACGACGCTGCAAGGTCTCGCGCCTGGAACATACGGATGGTGGAAAGCAAACGTACTCGCAAACAGTGGCACGGGCCGGGCAATTTCCGAAGCGTTGATTCGCTCCATGGTCGACCGGATCGACATCGTTTCTGGCAAAAAGGTCGAATGGCTGTCGGGTTCGCACGGTATCCGTGCTGCATATGAAGCCCTTCTGACATCGCTCAAACGTTTCGTGAATCCGATGAAGCTCGAAGGTGGTTACGATGCGATCGAGTTTGATGGATTGCCGTTGATCGTCGACCGGTATATGCCGTCGAAGCGCATTTGGGCTGGTAACTGGGATGATATCGGCCTGTACTACACGGCTGACCTTCAATTCATGGAGGAAGACGGCAGCATGTTCTCGCGTGTGCCGAATAAGCCGGCATACGAAGCAACTGCATTCTGCTATGAAACCATGGTTTGCCATGCTCGTAATGCTTTCGGTGAACTGGCTGATTTAAACGAAGCGACTGGGTACTAATGATCAAGAGGGGGCTTTCCGGCTCCCTCTCTTTTTGTATAAGGGGGAACAATCATGAACCGACACTATCGAAACGGATTTCAACGGACATTTACCAACGACATTTACAACGTGGAAGAACAGCTCAGAAACTACGATGAACACCTATATATCATGTACAATCCCAAAACCGACGAGCATTTGATTATGGACGGCTTGGTCGATATGGCCGTGATGAAGATTCCGCAACCGGGGTTTCCTTACTTGAATGGGAGCATTGTCGAGCACATGAAACGTATCCATACCAAAAACGGATTCAGCGCTGTTAAGCACATCGCGGTTTCCGATATGGCCCGAGAACGCGAGTTTGACCGCATTAATGATGATATGGCCGAAAATTTCGCTCGTGACACGATTAAGGCGGCCAAGCAAGCAGCCTATTATGGGTAGGTGACAGTGATGAATCAAGGACAAATCTTTAATGAAGTATCCCTTCTGATCGATCATGACCAGTCGACAACACAACTAAATGGTAAGCTCAATCAATTATCGAGACAATTATTTCGGGATTTTCCACTACCGGATAAGATATATAAGTTTACGACAACATCGGTACCCTACTATGAATTACCTGGCGATTGTGCGGAAGACCGAATTCGTTGTGTAGTGATAGATGATACCGAGTACGAGAAATTGACACCGGAAATACAATCGGTGGATTATCCATTCTGTTCGGTATTCTTGGGAAGTTTGTATATCAATCCGAACCCCGTAGGAAGGTATGCATATTTGTATTATCGACCACGCCATGTTGACTTAATTTCGACGAATTTAGACCAAGTACCGACATTCCCGGAAGACTACCATGAGTTATTGGTGTATGGACTGGCGAAGTGGGTAGCGTCGATCCAACGGGACACGGATATGGTCAATAACTTCCAATCCGAGTATGACGAAATCGAGCGCAAGGCTAAAAGGGGTCTGAAGAAAATGGGGCTCAGGCGAGTAAAAGAAACCATGATATGGTGAGGTGATACTATGTCTTCAGTAATGGAAATCGCAATGAAAGATCTGGGGTATTTAATTGAGGCCGCACAGGCAAACATGAAGTATTTGCCGGGTCCTGTCATAAATGTTCAAGGATTCGGCGCAACAGGTGGCGGAGTAAAAGATGATACAGCGGCGATTATAACGGCTATCAATTATGCTACTTCGAATTTACCTGCTAAGCTTTACTTTCCGAAGGGAGTATACTTGTATACCGATCTTGGAAATTTGGCATATACTGGCCTTTCCTTTGTGGGCGAAAGCGATAAAGAAACAGTTTTAAAATGTACATCAACCGTGGATAACCACAACGCAATATACTTAGATGCTTTTGAATCAGGGTCGCCCACTGATCAATTTGTGATGCGATGTAATTGGGTGAATATTACCGTTGAGGGAAATGCGAAAACGGCTAGTATTTTCAACGTCCAAGGTTTGGCTAGATGCAACTGGCAAAACGTAGTAACGAGAGTGGGAGAGCCGACGGCGGGTATTGCGTTTAATTTTAAGGGAGTACAGCTTTGCAACTTCGAAGGGCTGTTCTGCTCCACGGATTTAGACGCTATGGCTTCCAAACCTTACTACGGGCTATATCTGGATCAAGGCGTGCGAGCGAGTGTGTCGGTAGGATTCTCTACGAACAACGTATTTACGGCATGTTACTTTGAAGGTCTACCGGTTGGCGAACGACTATACTTAGCTGACCAAAATGTATTTATAGGCGGATCAGCGGAGTCATGCACGGTATACGGATTGGTCGTTAATGATTTAAGCCGACACAATACATTTATCGGACATGCGTTTGAAAGTCCGGATTCAACGGCGGACATCAGTGATGGTGGATTTTCAACTCAGTATATCAACTGTTACTCCGTAAAATCCATACTGCTGCAAGGCGACCAAATAAAGCTATCCGGCGGGGTCCATGAACGTATCGAAGTGCAGTCTGATGCAATAAAATGCTGTATCGAAAACTTGAAAACCAACTACTTCAATACGGGATCTGGTGGTTTTGAAGACAATGGGACGGCGACCGAATGGAAGAATCTTTATGATCAAACCGAAGGTGGATATATCTACCCCCTAAAACCGAGAGTGAGCATTACTGTCGGCGCATCGCCGTTTACATTTCAGAACACAACTGGTCAGTACATCGAAGTAGTACTCCAATCAGGAACGATTTCCGAGGTTTTGGGTAACCGTCGTGGAGTCACGTATCTCTGCTCGACGCTTGTTCCAAACAAACACCTTTTGGCCCCGCTGGATAGTTTGAAAATTTCGTATAGCGACGAACCGTTAATGAGCTATTTACCACATAACGGATTTCAAGGTTGACATTTCGAAAGGAGTGATCCTATGCGAACAATAAGCAAAGAAATCACAAAGATGCAGGCTGTGCCTTGCAAATTCTTCGCTACTT